TTCAATTAACGAAGCACGGCGAGCATCGTAGATTCTGTAAATTTTATCAAGTGTTTCTGTATCATAATTTGGAAACAATGTATTAATTGCTAAGCGTTCTGCTTTATTAATTACTTCTAAACGGTCTCCTGGAGTTATTGCTGCAAGATATTCGTCAGCCAAGCCTCTTGATGTATTATTAAATTTACCTGCTGATAAATCATTTACCTGGCGAAGGAAAGTGTTAAATTCTGTGTACGAATTTGCATCATTAACATTAAATACACCGCTTGGTAATTCTTCTTTAAAGAAATGACCAATTTTAATTAGCGGATGTAATGATGTTTTAAGAAAGGTTACTGTTTGTGCTTCACCAAATGTACGAGCAGAGGCTTTTGTGGCTTTATTAACAGCACCAAAGCGTGATTCTTGTAAAAATTGTTTTTCAAACCCGTAGGTAAATGGGCGACCAGTAGCAACCTCATCGTATTTTTGTAAAAATGCTGGGTCTGATTTCTTTAAATCTTCAATTACAGAACCAACGGCACGATTATAGTCAGGTGATGTAAGAACATCTCCATCTAATTTACCATCAAGCATTTGCCGATTAGGATGCGAAACATCTAAGGTGTTATCTAGCATCACTGCAAACTCAGCATCTTTTTCTGCAATTTCAGCCATGGCTTTTGGCTCTTTGTTCATAAGAGCACGGAACAAAGCAACTACTTCTTCTTTGTTTCCAACCTTGCCAAACATATAAGCCATTGCATCTGGATTTGTAACTTTCTTTTTCTTCCAGTATTCGTACTGACCCTTAGCATCTGTTTGTGCTAGGAACTCAACATCTTTAGTAGCCTGTCCTTCGCCTTTAAGAGCACGGTCTAAAAGATTATCCATCTTATCGTGTGTCATGGCATATCTACCAAAAACTGCACGAGATAATTTGCCATTAATGTTTTCGTATTGCAAACCTTTAGACACAATTACTGCACCTTTGCCAAGGAAACCAGTAAAAGTCAATGGGTCAATAATTGTTGATGCAATTAAATCTTCTGTACCACTAAGAAACTTTCCTGTAAACTGGTCAGAGAAAGCAGCCTTGCGGTCCTCAGGGTCAAACACATCAAAACCTGCAGATAAAAACTTAAGATTGTTGTCAAGAACATCAGCAAACCAACCGCTACGCTCTGCAGCATTTTTGCCTGGAGATAAAAGTGAAAGAGTTGCTTGGCCTAGAGAAATTTGGTCTTTGTTTTCAGCAACACGCATACGGTAAGAATCAAATGTCTCACCAGGATTTTTAAATTTGTTATACATTAATGGTGTGTCAAGGATGGATTCTTCCATCTTCTGGCGAACAACACCACCCACTTCATAAGACTTTTGACCTACGGCAAGTAAACCTTTTACACCAGCACGAACTGGAGTAGTTCCAATTTTTGCTACATCTTTAACAAGATTAATTCCATCTACATACCATGGGTCATCGTTAGACAACACATTAGACATGTCGTGAACAAGTCCTGAGATACCAGTAAAGTCAACAACATTTTTTGCTACTTTACCAACGGTGTCAGTCCATGACATTACTGAGCATCCGCCCAACGAGTAAAGTTACGGAACGAATTAGATGCATTGGGAGATTCTGCATACGCTTTGTAAATTGGAAGAACCGCTTTAAATTTTCTGTAATCTTCATCATTTTGCATATCTAACATTGCTGTAGATGCAAGTGCTTCTGGACCTGCTCCTGGCCCAAGTGCTGCGCCGTTAGAACCAGGTTCATCTGGAAGTTGTGTAAAAGCATCAAGCGGGGTAACTTCACCGCCCATATTCATTACTGGTGCGTTCTTGCCTATACCTTTTGGAAGTTTAACTCCCGATTCATTCATTTTGGCAGATGTTTGTAATTCCATAAAATCTTGTGCCCTGTCAATACCAGGTGCTTCCATTGCTGCTTGTCCACTTGCACCAGCACCGCCTACGGCTGATACTTGAAAATTGTTTTCTGCTTTTTCTGCCATGTTATTCCTTTGCTATAAGAGCATTGTTTGTAGTGAGCAGTTTTGAAACATGCTCAGGTTTTTAAATTACTTACTTCCTCTTGTACCGCCAGGTTGCTTTGTTAGCATTGTTACGGATGCGCCAGGCTTTGCAGCCTTTGGCATACCATCTTTGCGTGGTTGTTGAGTTGTTGTTTTTGAGTTTCCAGCACTTCCTTGATTAGCAGGCTTCTTTGCTTTGCCTGGTTGGATTGCTGGTTTCTTAGGACCGCCAAATTTCGCCATGGTTTACCCTCCTTCCCTAGACTGGTATTCGTCTTGCGACTGTTGCTTGTAGGTTTGGTTCTCCTCTAGCACCCAATGATGCTAAGAGAGATTGAACATCTGGGCGACCACCTGGTGCTATTTGTCCAGGAGCGACACCTTGCATACGACCTGTTTCACTCATGCCCATGGGAAGTTGACCCTCACCTGGCATAGCCGCACCTGGTTGCCCTGTGAACTCGGGACTTACTTCAGCAGGGGCACCGCCAGGCAAGGGATTCTGTGGTTTAAACGCATCTTGGATGGCTTGTTCAATCACTACACCCTTTTGGCGTTGGCTAATTACTGTAGAAAGTTTCATTAATATGTCTGATGGGTCTTGCCCTTGTGAGGCAAGTGCTGGAATTGCTTGAGCATAAGAAGCAATCGCTTGCTTCATTGCATCACGCAATTCTTCGGTCTCAACCTTTTCTTCTTCTTGTGTTGCATTGAAAGAGAAAGGCATCTGACGGCGTAAGAAATCACGGGAAATTAATTTATCGCCACGGGCTTGTAGACCAAATACCAAAGCACGGTTAGGGTCTAAGCCTGCCATCAAACCATATTGAACATCAACAGTATAGTCACCATTAATATCTTTGCCTGGTCTGTATTTAATATTGTAAGGAGTACCGTTCCAGATACCGTCTAATGTTTTTTCAACATTTGTAAATACTTTGTCATCAACTTTAAGTGCTAATGAAAGCAACTCTGTAAATGCACGAGCAAACATTGAGTGAGCAGTTTTGATTTGTGTATCAAATCCACCCATAAGTGCTTGAACACCACGGCCTGTGATGATTGAAGCATCTGAATTACCTGTACGAGTTTCTGGAAAGCGTGAACCTAAACGGAGTTCGCTTTCAAGAACTTGTGACTGTGCGAACACATTATTAGGTAACTCAAGCGGAACTCTACGAATCTCGTTAGGTTTTGAGGAACGCATAACAGCATCTGGTCCAAGGGCTAACTCCTGAGTATCTTGAGGCATTGCTATAGGTGCCTGAACGGATTTAGTTGCTGCTTCTAGGGAAAGCAAAGCATAGCGAGCCTTAGCAACTTGAATTGCCAATACATCATCAAATTGTCCACGAGAGATACCATCAATAGTTGGGCGTTGAATAACACGCATCAACACTTCACCCATTGGGTTTTTAACACGGTCAAGAATTAAATTGCTACGATTAGGCAAGAATAAAACATCTTGGTCTTTATCATGGAAACGAACAATCTCTGTCATGGTTGACTGGTTGTTCTTGTCATAAATCAAATGAGCAATTTCTGGGTATTGTGCCATTAGTTCTTCGGTTGATTTATTCATTCTTTGGAAGAACATTTGCACACGACCATAGCGGTCAACTACTGGATATGAACCAATAGAATCTAAGAAACGAATGCGTGGCATTTGATGGTCAACATCAATTTCAACTTGGCCTACAACAAATCCATAGGTAACATACTTATCAGCAGCAGAAAACATTTGTGTTTGTAGATTTGAGAAGTCAACAATACCGTTAACAATTTCTTCACGCTTGTCTGCTTTTCTACGAGCAGCCTCAGATACCATGGATGTTGAATTACAGTTAAAGGCAGGAAGGGGTGCGATTACTTCAGATAAATCTCGGGCAGCAATATCAACCATATTTGCAACGATTGGATTTTCAAATGGGCCGTCTGGGAATAAATCTGGGTAGACATCACGCATCTTGCCTTGGCGAACTAATAAAACTTGTTCCATCCGATTATCACGGTCATTAGCATCACGGCGATAACGGTCATACATTGTTTTAATTTCGTCAATGGAAAGTGCCATATCCACCTCCTTCTTTAATTAAACGCAAGGTCCCCGATTGGGATGTTGACTTGCTGGGATTTGTCGTACTTAGTATGAAACATACTTGCTCTTGCATGTGTGCGAGCAAAATAATTTGCGCTTGAAACTCTATCTCTAATTGCTAATTCAGTAAACCAGAAAGCCATAACGCAGTCTGTCTTTTGAGACTTAGGCGCATCTGGATACCAAGTAACTAATTGTTCTATTAAAGATTTTAAACCTTCAGACATGTGGGTGGAAGGAAACTCAATTAAGTTATTACCTTCTTCATAACCGTGGAACAAAGTAGTGAGGGATGCAACTCCAAAGTCTGTATCCCATTTATTGTTTCCAGTATGGTGTTCTTTAAGTGTTGCACCCCTCATTGATAGGTATTCCCGTACCTCACGGTCCTGGGTAAGCATTGCTTGAAATGCATTCTTTTCAACACGCCACTCAGAAATCTGATACTTGTCTGTCCAGTCTTTAATCAATTCTCGTATTGCATCAGGCTTCATACCTGGCTGGTTGGATACATCTAATAGATAACGCTTTTGAGTTGCTATATCTACGGCAATACAAACTGCTGCGGTATATCCAGACATTGCTGGGTCAAGTCCTGCTACTACAACAAGTCCATCCATGCCGTACTCACGGTTACCCGCTTTACCCTTGGGTATGATTCCGATGTTTCTAGCACCGTTAATTACACCTTTGATAGCATCGGCTGGGAAAATTGCATCTTCATGTACTTGCTGTTGTTGATAAACCATGGCCCACAAATTTGGAGACATACGGCTACGCTTTTTAGATAAAGCCTCACCATCCCACTTTGTATAAAAACCATCCTTGTCGGGTACGCCCCTACCTGATACGGGAGGCATGTTAGTTTTAGGCCAAAGGGTTACCCAGTCTTTATAGTCATCTTTAAATTCTAAGACGGCGGGCTGGGCGAAATAAGTCCATGGGGATTTCTCATCTGGGTAGCGCATGGGTTCACGCAATTCGGAGTATAAATCTTTTGGCCGAAGGCGGGTTCCTACTACTAGAAGTTTACCCCCGTCATTGTCAATACGGGACATAACCTCAGATTGAATCCAGTCAATTTGTTTTTCATATTCATGGGCGTTGGTATGGTCAACACAGTCATCCATAATAATTAAATCGGCACGGGCACCATAAATGTGTCCACGGATACCGATGGCCTGTACGGTAGGGTCCTTTTCACCAGAGTCTCTTGCTTCTGATGATAAGTAAATTAGGTCCTGCTTCCACGAATCAGAGTTCTTTTGAAATCCGCCTGGAGGTCCAAAGGCGAGGTGTAAGTCCTGATAACGAGGATGAGTGAGTCTGTTCTTGATGGAGAGCAGGAATTTTTGTGCCATAGCCTGAGTCTTGGATACAACCAAGATTCTTATATTAGGGTTACGGCAAATCTGATACAACGCATAGTTCACGGTAATGGTTGTTGACTTAGCATGTTCTGGGGGAGTATTAACAATAATTAAATCAGGGTCCCCAGGCTCATAGATAATTGAGGGATGTACTTCGGAAGGGGTGGTACCTTCCAATAAATCAATCCAGTGTTTCTGATGGGTAAAGACTTCTACCCCTAGGTACTTGGATGAAAACTCTGGGAAGGGTGGTAGTTCCACGGCACCAGTCTGGAGTTCTCCTCTGGCGGTCATGGACCTTACCTTGTCTATCTGTAGGGCGAACTCGGGGTCCACCTTACGATAGTATTCATAGGTCTTGACACTTCGCCCCACAGCATCGCAGGCTTTAGTGACGGAGTAGCCTTCTAATAAAAATTCTATAATCTGCTTCTTTATAGCATCTGATTTATGAGATGCAGCAGTAGTTCTTTTTCTTTCCATAGGCAGTAGCAATGCGGAAGTAATGGAGCATTGCGCTTATTCCTTTCCTAACCGTAGGCTGAAGCCCCAAGGCGGAAGCCGTAGGTTAGGGCTTATACTAGGGACACCCCCATAGGGGTGTCTTTGCTTAAGCGTAGGGCTCCCATTGTTTTGCCCTACAGTATACTATTAGGTGTCCAGAGGACACTTATTGGACATTTATTTTGAAAGTTTTTTTATTTATTTTTATGCCATGGCTAAAAGCAGTATAACTCGCTACATAACGACCCCTATCAAAGTTATGTGGGTAGATACACATACATACATTTGCACGCATATTTAAAAACCTGGGGTAATCATTTTTGTCTTTCACTCCTCTATTTAACCAAATGCAAAGCAAGCAGGGGGCAAGCAAGCAGGCAAAGCAGGGGCTGAGCAGGTTTAGATTGCAAGCAGGCGACAACTAGCCCCGCCCCCTTAATCGCTACGGGGGGAGCAGGCAAGCAAGGGCTCGCATCTCAAATAATGAGACAAGCGGAGGCAAAGGGGCATTTATAACACTTTCGTTATAATTGAAATTTGAGCGTAGACACACCCCCGATTAGATTTGACAACTGACAACTGAACGGCAAAGATGAGGCTATGAAATCAAATCGGTTTCATGAGTTAAGACAGGAGAAACAAAAGTGAAGACAGCAACAGCAACAAAAGCGGAGGCATTATCAATCATCACCAAGGCGATGGAGAATGCTCACGAAATAATCAAAAAAGAAACAGGGGCCCCATCTGCAACTATTTTGATTACTAGAAACCTAAAAGGCAAAAAAGCGCATTTCACTCACTACACCCCATGGCAAAATGGAGAGGTTAAGTTTAACGAAATCGCATTTGTTGCTGAATACTTTGCAGAAGGCGCAACTAGCGTTCTTTCAACTTTATTGCATGAGGTGGCTCATTCAATCAACTTTCAGAATGACATCAAAGATTGCTCAGCCAATCAATACCACAACAAAAACTTTGCGCTGACAGCAGAGGCCTTAGGTCTTAAGACAGAGAAACACAAAAAGCACGGCTTTATTACAACAGGCTTAACTGATGAGGGCTTGAAGCGTTGGGATAAGGCTTTGAAAGTTATTGAATGCGCTTTGAATATCACCGCATTAGGTGAGGGACAGGCTAAGCCAAAAGGCCGTAATACAAATCTGATTAAGGCTGAATGCGATTGTGGCAATGTAATCAGATTAAGCCGAACAGTTTTAGAAATCGGTGTAGTTTGCAAAGCCTGCGAGGATACATTCCAAGAGGCTTAAGACATAAAAAGAAACGGGGGCGGAAAGCCCGCCCCCTGACTTAAGACAGGAGAAAAAAATGAAATACCAAGTAAAGCAGGCAAAAAATGGAAAGTGGCAAGCCATAATCACTAACCAATCCTTTGGCTGGAGCAGGGTTTACAACTACGACACAGAAAGGGGGGCAGAGTTAAGAATTGAGATTGAAAAGCAGGAGGTGTCAGATTTCATGGCAACAGTTGTGAAACTTTCTGATTACTTTAATTTTAAGGAGATTAAGTCTTAAGACAGAAAGCCCCCCGCCCATTAAGTTGGCGCAGGCTCAAGACCTACGGGGGGCACGGTGTGATTAACCTCACACGGTTTGGTAATTGACAACTGCCAGCCGTAGGAGGAAAATCAGCCACAGCAGGAAAACAGATTAGGAAAGTTTCTTAATCTGACTTAAGACAGGAGAAAAAAATGCAAGAGCAAGAGTTTAACGGTTGGAGCAATAGGGAAACATGGGCAACTGCTCTATGGATTAACAACGACCAAGCCCTTTACGAAATAGCACAAGATTACACCAAGCAAGAGTTAGAAGGGCACGATAGCGGAGAAGAAATTAACCCTTACTATCTAGGCGAAACAATCCGCAACTGGATTGAGGAAGATTTGCTAACCCTTGAAAACATCGCAGGCAATAAAGAATTGTTTGCAATGCTCACAGATATTGGCTCAACTTATCGGGTTAACTGGCGAGAAATTGCCGATAGTTTCTTATCTGAAATGAAGGTGAAATAAATGGGACTTAAGACACAATATGTCTATGAGGTGGAGATGATTTACGAAACCACGGGCGATTACATGACCTTTAAATATGTCTCTGATGAACCCGTAAAGGATATGGAAATCTTTGATGATTTCGTAGCCAACTGCTCAATCGTAATCCAAGGCATGGAAGAAGAAGAAATAGAAATTGAAGATGAGTCTGACTTAAGACAGGAGGTGAGCGCATGATTGACTGGGAAAACTTTTTAAATGTAGGGCTGAATGATTACGGCTTTACATTAGAGGGCTACTTTGGAGATATTTATATCCCTTGGCGCACTCTTATCCTTGCAGGTTTAATCTTTGCAGGATTTAAAATTAAATCATGGCTTAAGACACGAAAAGGAATGTGATGTAATTCACAGCCCCAAACCATTGTCAGGTGGCAGGTCTTCGTGAGACCATTGGGGCACTAGCAAGGCAGGAGATACCTACCTTGTGAATTAAGACAGGAGAAACAAAATGACAGAAACAAACTCTTTTGTTTGCTTACAACCAAGCGGGCATTATGGAGAGGCTTTACGATACAAAGGGTTATTAAAGATTGGTCAATCCTTTGTTATTGACTACAAATCTTTCATTAGATTTGCAAATACTGGACAGGTTTCAGAGCCCGTTTTTGTATCTGATAATTACGCTGATGCAATAGCAGAAGCCAAAAGATTAAATGACTTAAGACAGGAGATGTAAAATGTGTGGCGACTGTTTACAAGATATAAAGATTTGTGGGTGCGACAAATGAACCTAACAAAGCGAGGCCGTAGAGTTAGGGCGGGGCTACTGACCGCCCTCATACTGGCCACAGTATGGCTACTAAATGACATGACTACACCCGACCAATGCAAAGTTGAAGTTGAAAACTTATCTCAATTTTGCATTGACTTATTATACCCTTGATGTATTAAGACATGAGACGAACATCACATGCATTGCTAGTTGACAACAGACAACTGGCAATGCTAATGTTCTACTAATACCAACAGACAGGAGAAATACAATGGCAACAATAACAATGCAGGTTGACGACAAAGAGTTATGGAGTGCAGTATTTGGTGCAAGCCCTTTCTCTTTCGGAGACCATTTCATTGAGGCTGAATACCTAGATGATGCCAACTGGGAAACCGTAGGCCGTATCAAAGTAGTAGCCCTTGATGAAAACGATGAGCGAGTTGAAAAGATAATTGGCATAGATGATTTAGCCAAGGCTCTACCAATCGCTAACAAGCAGGTTTACATGGACTTGTTTGACTTTGACAATTACGACAGCATTTGCGCCGATGCAGTGATGCAGGTGGCCGTGCTTGGCAAAGTAATCTACGGATAAATCGGACTTAAGACAGGAGAAATGTAATGGAACTATGGCATGAATATAACTACAAAGTAGAAGATACTACTAAAGATACAGACGGAAATGAATTAATGGAAATCACTCTATTAATTAAACCAGTTGCCGATAGGTGGGATATTACCGAGGCACTATCTAACTTCCTGGAAACAGGATTACTTAAGACAGGAGAAAATAAATGAAAGTAAAAGATGCACTAGCACTACTCAATGACCTACCACTAGAGGCTGAGATATGCGCTCAATGGTATGAGAAAGATGATATGGAATACTCAGGAGATGAACCTATCTCTGATGAATTATGGAGTGAAGCCAATCGTTTGATTGACAAGTGGGAGGTATCAGACCTACGCTATCAATTAGATGATGCATTAATAATAGCAAAAGAAAACCTAGCAAAGGAGAAAAAATAAATGGGAGCATCACCGATATACAAAGTATACGACCCGCTTGGTGGCTATGTAGCATCATGCAAAGATACAGAAGGGGCATCACTATTGATGGACTTATACGGAGAAGGTAGCACTATCCGTTATGACCATCGCCTTATTGTGTGGACAGAAGGTAAAGATGGGCGAGCCTCCAACTCTTACGATGAAACCCGTGAGAAAATTACTCAACGATTACTACAACGGTAATCATTACTTAAGACAGGAGAAAGACAATGGCTGAACCACAATGGATACATGGCGACCCGTTTGCACTGAGCCTAAACAACTGCGAGAGTTGTGATAATGCTGAGTGCTCATGCGGTGAGCCTGACCCCGACACTATGTATAACGAAATGATGGAGGGCTGACATGGAGTTTGAAGTTGGCTCAATACTTAAGACAGAAACAGCCTTTGATAAGGACATGACATTGACCCATGATGGCAAGGAATACAGAGTTATCTTGCACTGGGATTGGCACGATGGCTTTGAGGCTACATGGTTAGATGACTACGGCAGGTTTGTATCAACGCCTGATTGGGTAGTAAATGATGACAACTTTTACTGCAAACTTAACACAGTTAAAGAGCACAGTAAGGCATCAATCTAATGGAGACTAGAATGGAATGTCTTAAATGCCATGGCATAGTTGTTAACCCACGAGTGATGAACCTAATGACAGAACGATGCACCCCTTGCGAGATGAGTTATCGTGAGCAAGCAGAGTTTGCTATTGATACATACCTGCACAACATCGCAGAAGCAAAGGAGCAAGATGCGTAATGTCTTAAGACAGATACACCCTCACGCTAGGTTGTGGATAGTTTCAACCTTTACTTTAGGTGCACTGTTAGTTATTAATACACCAATAGTAAACATAAACCATCAGCCATCAGGCAGGGTTGTTGCTTACTACAACAATGATTACCAAAGGTATGCCGTAGATAAGTTAACTGCAATGGACATGCTTGAACAGTATCCCTGCCTCTTTGAATTGTGGACAGAGGAGAGCAACTGGAGACCGAAGGCACGCAACAAAGCAAGCGGTGCATTAGGCATAGCACAACTCATGCCTGCAACTTGGGTAAACATAAAGGTTAAGCCAACACTTGACGGATATAAACAAATTGATGCTGGCCTTGCTTATATTGAAAGAAAGTATGGAAAAAAGGGTGGAATATGTAGAGCATGGGCACACCACTTAGCAAAGGATTGGTATTAAGACATGAAGCCACAGTTCCATGAGATAACAGAACAGATAACGCTGGCTGGCAAACACGGCAAGCAGGTAATCCGTTATGTCTTAAGATACAATCGTAAATTGTTTAGCCAAGGTGCATGTCAAGGTATAGAAACGGAAGTTTTTTATCCAGTCAAAGACATCTTTACTACTCAAGAAGAAAGAATGATTGAGAAGATGTGCATTGACTGTCCAATAATGATGGCCTGTTTAGAGTGGGGCTTAGCCCATGAAACATACGGAGTATGGGGTGGCACTACGCCTAATAGACGGAAGGCAATTCGTAGGAACATAGGTTGGGTGGTGAGCGACCCTAAGATATGATAGGGTTTTATTATCTAGTGCATCTGCCCCTATAAAGGGGAAGTGTAGGAGCAGGTGCATTTAGAAAAGCCTAGCAATACTCTCCTGTCTTGCTAGGCTTCTCTATTTATCTAGGTTTAATTCTCTAACTAACATGAACACTTCATCTGCTAAGTCATCAAGAGTTCCATCATTATAGATAACATGATTAAACATATAGTTATCCATTGCATGTTC